ACCTTAATGCTAACCTGCTTTGTTTTAATAGTTAGCTTTTTAAGCTGCTTGAGCATGTAGCGCTGACCACAACGGTCGCACTCTGCAATACTATGTTTACCACTAGCATACTTGGTAGGCATGATTACCTCGTGTACGACATATTACGTGGAACAAACCGTATTGATGCCTTTTCTCTATCTTCATCCGCCGCTAGTTGGAATTGTTGTTCGTAGTCTGCTTTAAGTCCTGCAACACGGTCGCCAGGTACTTCAGGTAGTTTAATAGATAAGTAGTAAGCTAACCCTGCAACCATTGCATTTAAGAACCGGAACGGAATATCCTGTGTATTAACGCCATCACCGGCATCTTGGACACGACGTAAACGCCAATAGACAAAGGTATACTGTGCATCAGGCGCATTGGGCGTCGGCCATACATTAATTGATGGAAGGTTTAATACCGTTAATGAAACACCTGTTAAATGAGATGCTGCAGTAGTATTGTTTTGGCCTCGGGCACAGTTGATAAGTTGATTTCCACTTACGTTTGGGTAACTAATAATCTCACTACCAATTTGTATAAAACCCGATGAGGCTAAGTTAGCTGTAGAGCTTACTGTAATCGTAGTGTCTGTAGCAGATATACCGCCGTTCAAAGTCACTGTCGTTGGGTTTGATGCACCTGACTGGCGGTTAATCCACACCTGAATAGGGCGACCCTGTGTTAGCTTGTTAGGGATTGTTGAGTATGTAGACTCGGATATACGGTTGATGTTGATGTCAATCTGGTTTGTAGTACCGTTGTTTTGGCGTACCACTTGGTCTAGCAAGTCAATCGTGTTAACAGGTAGCGGGTATACCGCCTGCCCAGTAGCCATCACAATCGCGCCTTGTTCGATTGTCCATAAGTTTATGCCACGGTTTGCCCACTCAACAGTAAGCAAATTCAAGCTACGTCGCGCAGTGCGCAAGTCATAACCGGTACGCAGCTCTTTACCACAACGCTCAAAAGCCTCTTCTACAAGGTCGTTGAGGTCTAGATTAAATGATGAGGTACCTGTGGTTGCCATTATTTATCTCTTTATTTTTTAGCCGTTAATGCTGACTTTTTAAATGCATCGGAAGCAGGCGCACCTGAGCTTCCGGGTTTACGCATCTTTTCACCAGAGCCTTCAGCCATACGTTTACGTTTAGCATGGATATTTGCATATAGCCCGGGGAAATTTACCTTTCCACCTTTTTTAAACATCTCTACGTCTTCAGGATTATCTTTACGTTTGATAATCTTTTTCTTAGGCATTTTACTTGGTGCTATTGCACCCATTCCACGCGAGGCTTTCATACTACACTATCCGACCTTTTGTTTTGCCTTTAGTGGCGCAGCCATCAGCAGCACGAACGTAACCACCTTTAGCCATTTTAATGCAGCCACCTTTTTTATTATCTTTAGTCTTCTGATAATTTTCAGCAGCCCTTTGGTTTTTCATAGTCTGTAGTTTATCTTTAATTTCAGATGGAATTTCTTCTACAGGTTCTTTTGGCGCAGCTTTTGCTTTACCCATGCCACCTTGCATACCACCTTTTAATGCCGCTTTTTTAATTACATCTTCAGCCATTATATTATCTTCCCTTTAGTTTTACCGCGTTTAACACAACCATCTGCGCGAGATGACACTGAACCACCTTTTTTCATAGCTCCCATACGCGCGTTCCCAATTGACCCAACATTGTTCATAGAGGGTAATGCAGAAGGTGTAGTTGCTGGGCCCGCCGCTGCGGCCGCTCTACCTAAATCGCTTTTGTTTGGCATATTAGCCCTACTTATAGTACCAGGGCCGGTTGAGCCTTTTACTAATGAACCTAGACCCGCTGGTTTTTGTGGTAGCTGACCTCTATTCTGCTGTGCCATAATAGTAGCTTGCTGTGCTGCTTTTCCTGCTGCCGACTGTTGCGGCATTGGCGCGCCTCTTCGACCCATACCACCTAGACTTGCCGTACCGCCCATATTTGGATTTTGTTTAACTGCGTTAGCTACACCTTTACCAAGAGCAGCTGATAAGCCACCACCCAACATTTTTTTAACGCCACCACCTTTTTTAAGGGCTGTTAGGTCGGTTTTCTTACCACCGTGCATTTGTTTATCGTGCATACCAATAGCTTTTTTAGCCATCTTTTTGTCCTGCGCCATGTCTTTTTTTGAATCTTCTTTAGCCATAATAATTCCTTATTAACATTTCCAACGTCTTAATGACGCTGCTTTACGAGTAGGTTTGCCATTCTCGTCTTTCATTGGGCCTGGCATACCTGACATACGGGCACAAAACGATTTCTTACGTGGGCCGCCTTCTGGCTGAGGAGCTTTTAAGTTAGACCCTGTTGCTGCATTATATTTTGCACGACCTTTGGCAGTAAGTCCAGCACCTTTATCTGTAGCTAATTTCTCACCTCGACCAACGGCTAATGATACACCGCCTTTTTTAAAGGTCTTACCTTTGTCAGCTTCGTTAAACTCTTTTGCTACTTTAGTAGGGATACCCACCTTCTTAGCAAATTTAGGGTTATGTGCAGCTGCTGCCATTAGTTTTGCTTGAGGTTTACTCTTACTCGGCATGATTACTTGCTCGTGAACCAACTTGTGCCTGTAGCAGGTGCTTTTGCTGGGGCAGGTGTTTCTTTAACTTCTTGAGCTACCACTTCTTCCACAGCTACTTCTTCTGCAGTCTCTTCTATAGCTTTAACTTTTTTATTAAAAACGCCCATGTTGACTCCTATCCAAATAATTTATGCGCAAATTGAGTAACTACAGCGCCGAGAGCCCCGCCAGCACCACCGACCATCATTAAGACTTTCCAACCGCCGCGAGCTTCCGCAAGGGTTGTATTAATGTCATTAAGCGTAGCTTTAATTGATTCCATATCCTGGACCAATTTATCCATATCAGCTTGTAGATGTTTAATCTCAGTCTCATGTACTGCAAGTTCTCGTTCTACGCTCATTATGCAGTTCCATTATTCTTTATTAACACAATATTAAAGAATGCACTAGCTGAGTTATTTGCAGCAATACCAATGGCTGAAGCACCAATACAGTTTTTTTCTGCTACTGCAATAGGGTACGTAAAGTCGTAGGTAACAGAGCCGTTATTTAGTGTAGACACAGCAGCGACGCGTAAAATACCGTCAGGACTGTGCTGTTTCAAAAACGCTGTAATGGATGTAGAACCCGAGGCTTGTCCTGCAGTTATGGTGCCTTGTACTAAGTATGCCGTATAGCCAGCAGGGACACAGTAATGGGCTGTAGTACGTGTATTATAGCCGATAGCAATCAGGTCATATAGAACGGCTGGAACACCAGCGGTAACTTCACCTGTCCCTACGTTAATTACACCTGCATTCTCACCACCAGAACCGACTGTTACAACGTACAACTGGTTAACATACATGTATGAGTTTGTGGTGTTTACGGCAGTTTGCCCGTTTAGTATTACCGTTTCACTAACAACGTTATAACTACCATTTAGCCCTTCGATGTATACCGTACGGGCGCCTGTACCTGCAGACGTATCATCTGCGCTAGTAGAGCTAACTTTTAAAACAGAAGCAGTTGTAGGGTGAACAATAGTGCCCCCATCTGGCCAGATAGTTTCTTCTGATGTATCTACATCAGGGTTGTAACCAAAGACAGAAAAACTATTGTGCATTGTGATTTGACCACGTGCAACTTGTAACTCGAATGGCTCATACGTGCCTACTCGGGTTATTGATGAAACTACGCTCATATTAATCTCCTATGTGTTTAGTAAGGGCTGTCATGTGGGCGATTGACATTTAAGGCTTCTTATTAGGAAGCCACCCTCAGATTAATTAGAATGTGTTAGCTGTGGACAATACTGAGTTAGTAGCGGCCCAAGGTGCGTTTTGATTACCGTTGCCGCCAAATTGAACTCCGTATCCTGCAGGGATTACAACACCAGCTGTAGAGCCGTTAACTTTTTGGCCAGCTGTAGAGGTTGAATCGTTAGTACCAAACCCGCCTAAAACGTGAGTAATAGAGGCATCATAATTCAAGATAGAACCTTTAATGCCTGCGTAACGTACATCAGCTGGAGGGTTTTGACCTGAAGCTAAGCTAAACTCGCCGCTAACTACTTGAGGTAATACTAAAGTACATGTTGAAGCTGGGCCGCCGTCTGCTGCAGAAAGAATAACGATGTTGCCGCCTGCTGGAATATTAACTGCGCCGCCAACTACGTCGGTAGCAAAAATGTATGTGATTGGTTCTGCGAAGCCTGCAACTGAACGGACTGGGCCGCTAAATGTGGTAAATGCCATTTGAATTTCTCCATATAGAGTAAAGCTTAATAGTCTTATATGCGTCTGCCGGGACAGTCTACTAAGCCGGATTTAATTTCCCGGTTGATATGCTCTTTATACTATGTTACTGTTTAAGTGTCAACTAATTAATGGAGTATTCATGCCATATAAAGACCCCGCAGTTCGCAAGGCAAAAGCAAAGCTGTATTCTAAGAAACATTATGAAGACAACAAACCCGCCCAGATTGAAAGAGTGCGATTAGGTAAGATAAAAAAACGCGTCCAATGGGAAGCCTATAAGGGTACGCTCGCTTGTGCCAACTGTGGTGAAAACCATCCATCAGCACTAGACTTTCATCATGTAGTTCGTGACCCAGCCAATAGAAAGATAAGTGAATTAGTACAGAACGGAGCTTATAAAATAGCCCGTGAAGAGATAGAAGCCAAATGCATAGTACTATGCGCCAATTGCCATCGCAAACACCATCACGAAGAACGTCAATTGAAAGCAGAACAAATTACAGAAAGGTAGGCGTAGATTTGGTAGTTGTTACATGTAACGCAGAAAGCCGAAAAACTCGTTACTTACTACATCCTCTAGTGTCGGCTTAACCGCCTATGTTTAAACAAATGTTTAGACTATTTGTTCATTACGTACATTGTTACTTCGAAGCCAAAGCGCATTTCTGTAGCTGCTGGTGTTGTCCACATGGTAAATCTCCTTAAGTCGATTGAGTGTACACATTGGTGTGTACGTGTTCACATTCTGCTCTTTTATAGACATATCACAATACGGAAAACCATTAAAAAAGGGAGCCGAAGCTCCCTCTTATCTTACCTAGTGTTTATTAAGCACCAGCTGAACCGTACATACCTAATGGGTCAGACCAACCGAATGAATAACGCTCACGAGATTTGTAGCGAACGTTACCTGTATCGAAGTCACCATCCATTGAGTTTTGCAATGGGGTACGAACAAAGTGTTTCATACCGTTAGGTACATCTGTTGTCAAGAACCAAGCGTTGGTGTCTGTCAAGAAGTGGTTAATTGTGTAACCTTCTGCGATAGAACCGTTGTTTTTCAACGCGTTGATGTCATTGTCAGCAGTACCAACACGAAGTTCAGTTTCCAACAAACGAGTTGCAACGAATTGCAATGATGGAGGAACAACCAATTTCTTCGGTTTAGCTGCAATCAATAGACCACGCTCATCAGTCCAAGCTGCGATTTGAATAACTGCATTTTCCAATGAAGTTTCGTTCAAGTCTGCTGGGGTTGATGGGATGTTACTATTGGCGCCACCTGAAACAAGTGGATGTGAAGCAGAGAACAATGGAACACCGTCACCGCCGTTGTATGCACCAGAGGTGTTGAAACCGTTGTTTAATACAGCTGCGGCTTTAACTTGTTTGGTGTATGCCATAGCACGAGCCAAGCCTTTTGTATAACGAGCAGACAATGAGTCATACAAGTTATCTTCAATAGCCTCTTCGGTTAAGCTGAAGCCTAACGCGATTGTTTCGTGGTTGTAGCGAGCAGTCCAAGCTTCTTGAGCATTGTCATAAGCGATGGCAGAACCCTCGTTTTTAACAGGTGCAGCTGAGAAGCCAGACAATTTTGTTTCTTCTTCGAATGAACGCTCTGAAGATTCAGTTTCGTAAATCTCTTCGTGTTCTTGACCGTAACGGGCATAT